GCACCCGAAGTACAAGAAACGTTAAAAAAGAATGTGCGCATGGTGGATGGTGAGTTGTTGAATGAGGTTTACACCCCTGAGCTGTTGGCGTTTACGGCGGGATTAATTCGTTGGGAAGTGTCTTTGTACCACCGTTATTTTGAACGTCTTGGCATGTCTACCTATTTACGCGATATTTTTATTAATTGCACTTTATCCCCCACCCATCTACAGAACTACTGGCAGATTGCAACTGCCGATTTATTCAAAGCACTCGAGGGGCAACACATGAAAATGATTAATGATTCTGAGATTAAAGACCAATTACGGTTGAAATTCTCTAAAACGTCTAAAAAAACCGGCAAGGTTTCCACTGCTATTGCTGATTCGGCTTTTCGCACTTATCGCGATATTCGCCGCGATGGTTGGCTGATTACGATGGACTTGATGACGTGTGGCTCTGGTCAGAAAGCTACTTTTTACCGTCATGTTCGCATGTTGACTGACTGCGGTTTGTCCCGCGCCGCCCTGCAAAACATGAACGGTCTTAATGACGGGGCGCAAATTATCCCGTTCGTTCGCTTCATCCAAGTCGATTTTGGGGCGCAATACCCTGTTGGCTATGTTCACCCAGAGCCAAAACATGTTTATGTTCCGATTCAAGAACCTAAAAAATCTCAACTGCGCTTAGTCGCTTAATTATTATTTAAAGGTCAGTTTATGAAATATAGCGTTATTTGTGCTTCCCATTCCTTCGGGCTTTCTTCCAAGTCCGGCGAGCCTTTTTCAATGCCGCGCATGGTGGTAATTCAGCCGTTGGAATTAGTTGAGAATAAGAAATTTACCTGTGTAGGTGCGGGTTTTACACCGGTTGAGTTTGAAATTCATGAAGATTTTGTTGGTGTGATGGTGAAACGGTTTACCGAGGATTTTAAGGGTCAAGCTATTGTTTATGATCTGGATGTCATGCCGCGTGAGCGTAGCCGTGCGCTAGTGGTCGGGTTTTCGGGTTCTGCTGCTATGCCTGCGTCTGTATCTGTGCCGGTGGCTTCGGGTGCGGGGGATGTTAAAAAATAATGTCTGTTTTGTGTATGAAGCTCTCTGCCAGCGGGGTTTTGTCAGCGGGTCAGAGTAGACCAGTTACGACTGCTTCTGATTGTCTTGATGGCTTTGTTGCTGACAGTTCAGGGGCGGTTATTGCTCAGATTGATTTAAATGGCGGTTTAAATGCGTTGTTTGCTCAATATTTTGATTTTGATTTGTCTTTGAGTGAGTTGATTGTTGGTGCTTATTTTATGTCTTTTTTGTCTGGTCATATCTTGGCGCGTATTGTTAGCGGTTTGCGTAAAGCTGGTTAATTTTACTGTTGGGCGTATCAGCAAAAAACGCCGCTTTCCCCTTTGGGTTTTTAAAATTTACGAGTGTTAATTATGAAAGAATTATTAAAAAATAAGAAATCGCAGGCTGCTTTGGTGGGTGTTGGCTCTCTTGCTGTGGCTTCGTCGGCTTCTGCTGACACAATGCTTGCCACTGTTACTACTGCCATTGCCGATGCTCAAGCTATCATGGATTTAATTGGACCCGGCGTGGTGTTGCTTGCGGCTACTATGATGGGTGTTGGTTTAATTGTTTCTTGGTTGCGTAAATAGTGGTTTTAACTGTCATCGTAATGACTGCTTTTGTTTGGATGTTTGTTCAGGGTTATATGTCGGGCAAATATTAATTTAAATGGGGGGTTGATCGTCCCCGTTTATTTTCATATACACATTTTGAAATTATCTATATGAAAATATTCTTTTTCTGTTTTTTCCTGCTGTTTATTTCGCTGTTTTCTGCCTCTGCGGTTGCTTTTCCTGCTACTGGCTTGGATTGTGGCGATAGTGGCGGTTGGATTCCTAATAATCGTTACCTGACACCCGATAGTGCTTGTTATAGGCAGGGTGTGGCGGTTGGATATACTGGCGGCTTTTATTGTTCTCGCAATCCCGGTCCAGGCGTTGTTGGTTTTCAGGGGTTATCAGTTTGTAATGGGGCGGCTGTTTGTCCTGCTGGTTCTGTGCTTGGCGGTGGTTTTGGGTCTCCGTTCTGTGTGTGTTCTACGGGTTATGCTCAAATGACTTCTTCTGATCCTTTTACGGGTGCGATGGTTTATGCCTGTGAGAAGGTGATTTGTCCTCCCACTCAGTATGTCGATGCCTCCAATAATTGCTCTAATATCCCTGATTGCAATACCGATTTGAGTTCTTGCGCGTCTCAATATTTTGATTTAACTACCGCCTCTTGTTTGCCCTCTCCTCATTTGGGCGCCCCCGATGAATTGCCGACTTGTTGCACGGCTGGGCAGTTTTATTGCGCTCCCACTTCATCTTGTCAGTCTGGCGGCAGTAGTTGCTCTTCTGTTACTAATGATGATGGTTCTTTGGGCGATGGCACTGGTACAGGCGGCGATGGTACTGGTACAGGCGGTGATGGCACTGGTACAGGCGGTGATGGCACTGGTACAGGCGGTGATGGTACTGGTACAGGTGGTGATGGCACTGGTACAGGCGGTGATGGCACTGGTACAGGCGGTGATGGCACTGGTACAGGCGGTGATGGTACTGGTACAGGCGGTGATGGCACTGGTACAGGCGGTGATGGCACTGGTACAGGCGGTGATGGCACTGACACAGGGGGAACCTGTCTGGATTGCGCTAAAGAAGTCACGTTAAAGGATGTTGCGGGGTCTTTAACTGGCATTAAAGAGGGTGTTGATGCGATTGGTAAATCTTTAAAAAGTGATAAGGGCGTGGGGGATTACTACGTTTTTTCTCTTGATGATAATGCTAAAGGTTTTTCTTCGTCTATTGATGAAGCCAATGCCGAGTTGGATATTCAAAAAAATCAATTTTCTGAAAAAATGGACTCTATTAAATTTGATATTGAAACGCTTTTTAGTAATTCATTTTCTGGTGGTGCTGCGTCTTTGCCTTCTTTTACTCTCGGGACTTTTAAAGGCGTTGAGCTTGTTTATGATCTTAATCGGTGGTCTTCTCAGCTTTCTGCGGTTGCTTCGGTGATTTTGCTTTTAGCCTATTTGGTTTCTTTTTCCATTATTTTGGGGTCTTAAATGTTAGATGCTTTAATTGGGTTTTTTACTTATTTTGCGTCTTTTATTAGCGATTTTTTTGCATTGATTCAAAAGTTTTGGGATTTTTTGCAGATTGGCATTTATGATTTTTTTGTTGATTGGTTTGCTCTTTTTGTTATTGATTATACGATTGCTTTAGTTAAGTTTAAGATTTATATGGTTGGTTTTGCGTGGGATATTGCACAAAGTGCATTAGATCAGATCGATTTGTCGGGTCAGTTGTCCGAAGCTTGGTCTGGCGTTAATTCTCATGTTTTGGATGCTTTGACTTTTTTTAATGTACCTGATGCGTTGAATATTATTTTGTCGGCTTATGTCACCCGTTATGTTCTCAAGTTGATTGGTTTATAGATGCCCACTAGCATTCACCACGGACCGCCAGGCTCTTATAAGTCGTTTACGCTTGTTCAGCGGTTTGCTGTTCCGGCGTTGATTTCAGGTAGGGCGGTCGTTACTAATATCCGGGGGTTCGACTGTCTTGATCGTGTTATTGAGCAATTTCCTGAAAAAGACTTTTCATTGGATGCGCGCATTATCTGGATTGACACTACTACTCAAGCTGGACGAGATAAAATGGGGAGGTGGTTTCATTGGTGTCCTTTTGGTGCTTTGATTATCATTGATGAAGTCCAGCAGATTTATCCAGATCGACGTGATTTTAAACTTGAATCGCTTGATAAATATGTTCCGGATGAGGGTGAAATTATAGAAGATATAGGGCTTGCCGAGGGTAGACCAGAAGATGTTTTCACTGCTTATGATAAACAACGGCATTACAATTGGGATATTTTTTGCAGTACGCCTAACATTGCCAAAGTTAAAAAAGAGATTCGCCAAGTGTCTGAATGGGCATTTCGTCACCGCGATTTGAGCGGTTTATTACCGTGGAAAAAACACACATGGATAGAGCATCAACATGATCCCGAGTCATCTGGCAAAGTCGCTTCTCATAGAGTCGGCAGTCCCACGCAATACAAAGCAGACCCACGAATTTTTAATTGTTATGCAAGCACAGCGACAGGCGAGCATGTTAAAAGCAAGGCAGGGCGGTCTATTCTCGAAGATAAAAAGCTCCTTAGCCTTCTGGTTCTTATCGTCGGTTGTCTCGTCTTTATGGGTGTTGTTGCAAAAGGGCGGTCAGATCGTAAAGCCGAGCGTGTCCAAGCTTCTCAGCCTGTGCTTCCGGCTGTTGGGTCGGCTGTTGTTACGGCTGTTGACCATGTTGATCACTATGCTGGTGATCGGCTTCCTAGTGCGCCAGTTTCTGTTACTGTTGCTTTAACGCGTGATTTAGCTTTGAAATGGTCTGCGGTTGGGATTTCTCCTGAAGAGATAGCGACTTTGCCGATCGTTTGTAAAGTTATGTTTGATGGCGTTCGGTGTGATTATCGCGTCATGAGCTTGAATTCCGATGTGCTTCTTGCTGTCCGTAATCGCGTTTGTTTTCCAGTTCTTAAGCAATACCGCTGTTTCTTTCTTTTTCCTATGTTTTTGCCGCCGGTGGACACGCCAAAAGATACTAAGGAAGTTTTGGCTGATTCTTTGCCGTTTTAAATTTTTCCAAAAAGAAACTGTTCTTTGTTTTTCGCCAGTATGGGCGTATTACTGCGCCGTCTCGCTTATCATCAGCGCGTTATTGTCGGTGCGCTGGTCGAAGACCATCAAGCCAGTCCAATCAAGCGCGTAGCCACAGCTGTATAAAATGCCATTTCGCGTTGTTTTTGGTATTAGTCGGCTTCACACTACACAAAAGCATTTTGTACCTATAAAACCGCTCTTTTATTATCGTTACGCATTAAAGCCATAAAACAGTAACGACAATTACTTATTGTTACGAATTAAAGTCATAAAATAGTAACGATAATTAACAGAACAGTCTATAATTAACGTTACTATTTTAATTTTAAAGTGTAACGTTAATGTCAGTTAAAAGTAATCAATTAAGCGATAAAAAACGGGGTCGTCCTGCCACTGCTCATGCGCTTACCAATGCCGAGCGGCAAGCCTTGCATCGGCAAAAAAAGCGCGGGGGCGTTGAGGTTTTGCCTGTGGGTCGTCCGCCAATATTGAAAACTGCGGTTGATGGTGATGTGATGGCTTTGATCGCTGAATTGTCTAAACTTACTGCGCCTGATGTCTGGTCTACTGTTTGCGCGTCGCATCGCTGGGCATTGCAGGATTTAGCGATTGACATTGATTCAGCTCGGCAGGCGGCGGAATTAAGATTTTTAATTTAGGAAACCTAAATAAGCGACGATTAAAAAATGAAACATTAGACATTAGACATTAGATTTAATTATTATCGTGAAGCAACAGCATACGCTAGAATTCATTGTTTAATAATTATTGTCGTTAATCTTAACGATTAACGACTTCGCATAATATCCCCCTGCCTTATGTAGAAAAGCCGCCGTGGATCATGTCTTCCCACGGCGGCTTTTTTATATAGGGTGCATTATGCGAAATCGTTAATCTATTTCTTTGAAGTAACCGCTATGGCATTGAACAGTATTGTTATTGAGTAACTTATTTTTTCCCATGCAGTCTTTAAGACTTTTCCCTTCTACCCACACTGAATTTTTTGGTGTTTCTTCTATTGCGTTGTTTATTGCTTTGCCTGTTTTAAACACATCAAAGCCTATTTTGTTTAGTCCTTTTACAACAATGCTGTTTTCTCTGATTATTTTTTCTATATCCATGTTTCTTGGGACGGCTAACGCTTGCTTGCTGAATAGTGTTATCAGAAGAATTAGCGTCAATTTTTTCATTTTTTAGTTAGGTAGATTTGTTCTTTTTTTTGCCAATATTTCTTTTTTTCTTCGCTTTTTGCTTTTTGAATTTCCATGTCAATAATGACGGTCATTTTTTCAAGCTCTAACATGTCTTCTAATCTTGACGCAACATAGTTATCCATCCCGCTTTTTCTTCTCCTTATGTTTGCTATTGCGGCGTTTCCAATTCCTATTATTTTTGCCAGTTTGTAATCACTGTCGATTTTGAGCTTTTCTTTTGCTTTGTCTAGCCAGTCTGTAGCTTCCATTTTTATACCTCTGAGAAAGAACATATCTTTTTGTCTTTCAATTGACAATAACTAACAATTGACAATAACTAACAATTGTTAGTAATATAAATTTTCAATTGTTAGTTAATTATTTCTTTTTTTGGCGCATATATTGCCATTGAAGAATATTCATTGAGGCAAACCAATGACATTACAAAAACATCAAAAAATCATCATCAATGACGTGTTGGTTGATGAGTCACTCGCTTTTTTTCATTTGTTACGCACTGCATCCAATAACGCTTTTACTTATTCTGATAGAAAAGAGCGTTTGGGGTTTTTAGCTCTTCGCGCTTTTCATCGTTACCAACGGCGATTGGATGCGTTATTTTTAGTTAATGAACCTGACGGCGTTTGCCGCCTTCCTGTCCAGCCGTTCGGTGTTGTGGGGCAGGGGGGCAATTTATGATTCGTTACTTTAAAGCATCTAAATTGCTATCAAAACCTGACCGTTTTCGCCTTTACATGAAAAAAAGGCGATTAAAATATAGGCTTTCTTGTACTCGTTTTAATACATCGTCTTTTTCTTTTATTCCGAGTTCTCTCCGGTTTCGTTCCTTTCCGTTTTCTTATTATCACCAACGTTTTGAGATTAAAACGTTTAACAAACTTAATTTTTATTTATCGTCTCAAAGACTCCGCGCGCCTGATGTTGCGGCTGTTGATAATATTTTTGTCTGGGGTGGCAAATGAGAACTTATCGCTCGCGTTGTTCTTTCTGTGGTCGATTCGTCTCTATGACCCATTATTGGTGTTTTAGGTGTGCAAAATGACTGCCTGTCAGACTGATTGGGCAATCGATAAACAATGCCCCGTGTGTGCTTCGCTTCTTCCTGTTCATCCTGCTGCTGGTCGTCCTGCCGTTTATTGTAAGGAGTCTTGCAAAAAGAAAGCATTGAGGGCAAAACAAAAAGCGTCCCGTATTTCTTTTGGCGTTGTTAAAACGTCCCGAAATTCTAAAAAGTCATGCAAAACTGCTTTAACTCCCGTTTCTTTGCCGTCTTTGAGTCTTTTTTCTCAACCTGCGCCTGTTATTCGTTCTGTGGATGACCTCAAGGCATTTTTCAATGGTTTATAGCGTGTGCGAACAAGGACGGCGTGCTGAGGAGAAACCGACGAAAAACGCCGTCAGTTTCGCGCTGGATAATTACGGGACGCTTTTCAAGAGTCCACATACTATAACAAGTGGACTCTTGTTTCATGGTGCAACAAAACAGGTAAAAATCCATGATTGATATGCTCGTTTTACGTTGTTCTTTTAAGCGTCTTTTCAATGCTCAGCATTTACAGCATTTTCCTGATTTTCAGTTGGCGGCGTTGGGTGTGCCTCTTGAGCAATCTATCGATGTGGAGGGTGATGTGTTTAACACTCGTCATCCGTGGGAAAAAATCCCTAGTTCTTATGATTCGATGGCGTTCAAGATTTTTGATCATCGTTATGATTCGCTGGATGCCTTTTTTATCGAGATAAAAGCCAGTCCTGCCAAAATTATGCAAGGGCATAACGTTTTTGGCTCGGTTGACATTTATGATTGCTGTTTTCATTTGTTGACCTTGCTTTATACCGCTTATCCGGTTTTGGGTGATCACTTGGACGCGTTGAGCTGGTCGCTGTCTCAAATCGATATTACTTATTCATCTCGCGCTCGTGACGATAACGAAGCCAAGGCGTTTATCAACTCCTTGTGTGTGGTTTCGTATGGGCAGACTAAGAGCCGCACCGGTTACGATGGTACAGCGTATTTTGGTAAAAAAAACAGCCGTTTGAAAAAAATTAAGGTGTACGCCAAAGCACCCGAAGTACAGGAAACCTTAAAAAAGAATGTTCGTACCGTTGATGGTGAATTGTTGAATGAGGTTTACACGCCTGAATTGCTGAATTTTACGTCCGGCTTGATTCGTTGGGAGGTGTCACTTTATCACCGCTATTTTGAACGTCTTGGCATGTCCACCTATTTACGCGATATTTTTATTAATTACACTTTATCCCCCACCCATTTACAAAACTACTGGCAGATTGCAACCGCCGACTTATTCAAAGCACTCGAGGGGCAACACATGAAAATGATTAATGATTCTGAGATTAAAGACCAATTACGGTTGAAATTCTCTAAAACGTCT